ATGCCGGTGCCTCCCATCTTCGCAGTCGAGAATGCAGAATTCCTCGAGTGGCTGTCGAACTCGTTCTCGCGCAGCAGTAGGCACTTGGCCAGGATCACGCGCCGACGCGCCCAAGGACGCAGGATCAAGCGGGTTCGAGGCCTGTCGTACAGCGACTTCGCGATGATCAAACAGATGACGCCCGAGGCAGCACTGGTCGTTGCAGCGCTCTACGACAGAAACCGCACGCTGTCTCAGTCCGCGACGCATGTGTACAACCTTGCGGACTGGAGCCCTAGCGTCAGGGACACTCTAGGCCGCATTGGCTTCTTTGAGATTTTGGGATTACCTTCAAATGAGGTGATAGCCCTGTCCGACCCACTAACGCGGATAGAGCGCTTCAATTCAAGCGCGCAAGTGGAGTCGGTGGAGCTAGGCCAACTCGTCGAAAAACTGCTCGACTACCTGATTGCCGCCCATCCAGGCTGCCTTACCGGGGACGAAACAGTGGCTCGGACCATAAAGCTGTATTCAGCGCTTATCGAGGCAACGGAGAACACTCGCCGTCACGCCTATCCCGTCGACTTCAGCTCGGCAAACCCTGTGCAGCCTAACTGGTGGCTCACCGGCGCGATTACGGAAGCGGAACGCAAGCTCTCTCTGGTCGTTTACGATCAAGGAATTTCCATTCCCGGGAGCCTTGCCGCTCATCGTGATTCTCAATGGGCGGGCCACAATTATGTCAACCGGGTATTGAAGAGATTTACCAAAGGGGCATTTGATGATGATGACCCGATCTCAGACCATGCAAAGATACGCCTTGCCATGCGACACGGCTGGACCTCGACTTCATCATCGCATCGCGGTAAAGGGCTGCCAGTTGTGCGCGAGGCTATTTCTCACTGCCAGCATGGCATCCTTCATATTTTGAGTAGGAATGGCGCGTATCGTGAGGAAACTGGAAGGAAGCCGCAATCATGGCACTTGAGTTCGCCAATGCCAGGAACGCTCATCATATGGGACCTTTGGCTATGACCGCTCATCCAGCGGCCGCATCACCGATCATTATTGCCGATGATTTCTCGCGCTTTCCCGGCGGCAGATATCGCGCCGATGGCGACAACAGTGGCGAGGAGTTCCGAGAGGACTACCTCGTTCATGCCATTGACGCTGCGCGTACAGCGGGTCGCCCTGTAACTGTCGTCCTCGACGGCGTAGCCGGATATCCCGCATCCTTCCTGGAAGAGGCTTTTGGCGGCCTCGTTCGTGAGGGGCACTTCACTAAGGCCGATCTGCGCAAGTGGCTTGTGATTGAAGCGTCGTCTCTCTACCAGACTTTTCAGGTTCTCACTTGGAGCTACATCGACCAGGCTAAGCCTAAGACGTGACGGGCGGGCGGTTCTCTGAACTTGTCCTCGCCGCGCTCTTTGGGGCGTGCTCTGCGCTGATCCTGGCCTGGCTCAAGTCCAGCCGCGATGACCACTGGGAAACCTTTAAGCACTTTATCGAGCAGGTGATGGCCGTCGCAGAGGATGGCACCGATTACTGGCTACTCGACGCCAATGACGATAACCGCCTCCGACTTGAAGCAAAAATACTGGGCGGGCAGACCTACCTGCAACATCACTCCCTGTTGGTATTCGGCCGACTTCGCGTCCATGAGATGATGCCCCTGGTGCAAAGTCTGGCGCTGTTTCTGGATTCTCTATCTGGCGGAGACTTCCGTAGCCCCACGCGCACAGCCGACTTTCAGCGCGCGTCAGATTGCCAAGTGCGAGCAGCCGAACTTGCGGTGCTGGCCCGTCAAACATTTTCGAAGTCGGTTACGCTCATGGCGATGTTTAAGCGCTTCACGCGCTACCCATTCGCGGGCTGAAACACCAACCTCATTTGCCGCGCACGTACCGCCGCCAGAGCGTCATTCTGCATCAGCAGTGCATGACCAGCCCTCCGCATTTCATCCCAGTAGCGCCGCCGCCGCGGCGCTCATCTCGCTGCCGTCGTCTAGTCGCTCGAACAGGTGGCTGTAGGTGTTCATCGTGATGACGATGGACGAGTGCCCGAGCCGCTCCTGGACCTCTTTCGGCGACAGGCCCAACCCGCCGGCCTTCGTCGAGTTGATCAGCCAACTGGCGTTGAAGTGTCTCAGGGCGTGCATGCCGGTATATTTCGCGGCGAGCACCGGCTTTCCCTCCGCATCGACCTCCCCGGTGTCCACCGTCACACCAGCCCGCACCATCGCCGGGCACAACCCGCGATTGATGATGTTGGCCAGGCTCTCGACCTTGCCCTGGCCGTTGGGGAACACGAGCTGTAGCACCTTTGCCGGCTGCCCAGCGTCGCCCTTCTTGCCGGTGTCCTTCCGCGGGCAGACTAGCCGCCATTCCCTCAGAGCGTTGACGACCAGCGCCGGCAGCGAGACATAGCGCTCGCTGGTTTCTGTCTTCGGCCGGCCAATCGCGTTGTACCGATCCGCGCGCTGGCGGACGTACACGCCGCCCTTGACCAGATCGACATCATCCCAGACCAGGCCCCGCAGCTCACTGGCCCTCAGTCCGCCGAACACTGCCACGAGCATCAGCGGGCGCCATCGGCCGCGCAGATGTCCCAGGAAGGCTTTGACCTCGTCGGGCGAGGGAATGTCCACCCCGACCCTCAACTTGCCCTTGGCGCGCTTCTCTGCGCGCGCGTCGGCACCATTCCCCAGCCCCCTCATGTCCCGCACTACGTTCCTCACGGCGTGGCCGCGCTTTTGCGCGTTCGCGAGTATGCTGCCCAGGCTGACCATCACCTTCTTGATCATGGCGGCCGAGCGTCCGGCGTCGTGCAACTCGTCCTCGAACTTGCTCAGCACCACCGGCGTCAGGGCGGGGAGCTTCACGTGACCTATTGCCGGGTTGATATGCAGATCCAGGTGCTGTCGGTATTGGGCGATGGTGGCCTGCTCCCGGCCGGCGCGCTGCTTGGCCTTGATCCACAGGTCCCCCGCTTCTTCGATCGTGATGCTATCGCTCGGGGCGATGTGCGTACCGTCGGCTACCTCAGTGCTGGCTCGCTTCTCGTAGGCCTCGGCATCCTTCTTCAGCTTGAACTGCTTCCGATGGCGCCTGCCGGCGGCGTCGACATAGTCCGCAACCCATGCCTGATTGGGGCCGGCTATGGAGTCAGGGAAAAAGCGCTTACGGACGGACATCAGGCCCCTCCATTGTTGGCTATGGCTGTCGCTGGCGGTTTCCAAGCTGGCAATGTCAGCCAGTTGTCGGGGAAGCCCATTGCATCGAGCTTTGCATGATCGCAGGAGGCGACAAGCTCGCGGAGCCGCTGGCGCCAATCAGAAGTCGGCGCCACAATCCCCATTAAATAGCCGAGCATCGCGAGCGTGTTGTAGAGTCGCCGTTCGGTGTGAGGATTCATGGCAAGCCTGAGCGACGACGGCGCGTTCGGTACCTTCATCGTCACCGTGAATTGCTTGTTCCAGAGCCTGCCGTGATGGGCGCAGATGTTGCGAACATAGGTCAGATGGTGAGCGCAGGATGCCAACACTTTTTCATCAAGGCCATAGACCTTGGCGACGGCCTGCCGATCAGCGCGCGCTTTGAGATTGCTGTACCATTTCGACAGTTGCCCAAGGGACATGATCTCCGAAATCATCCAGATGGGCGGATGCTCAGGGTCATCGTACTTGGTCTTGTAGTGCTTGATGAAGGTGTCCTTGGACCAGTCGATCTCATCGAGCAGGGAATTCAGGGCCCGTGCGAACTGGTCGCTTCGGGCGTAGAGGGCTGGGTCCAGGTAACCGTGCGGGCCGTACTGGATGGCCAGCCGATAGGCCCACGCGCCACGAAGTGAAACTTCAACGCGCTCGATCGCGTCCATGACCAGGAGCCTGAGCTGGCGATCGAAGACGTACAGGGATATGGCGTCGTCTAGAGAAGTTCCGTCGGCGAACTTGTGTTCACCGTCAACCTGCGCCGGCACTTCGAATGGAAGCCAGTACGCCCTCAATCGATAGTAGCTGATGTGCTGCAGGTAATGGTCGGCCTTGCCCTTGTCGGGCACTGACATGCCGCGTCCTTCGAGCTTCTCGATCTGCCGCTGGATGGTCAGGGAGGGCTTGGTGAACTTCATCGTGTCACCAGAGGCCAGAAACAAGAAACCCGCCGGGGTGCGCAGTACGAAGCCGAGGCTCCGTCCGAGGCGTGGCGGGTCTTGTTGGGGAGATATATGCTTGAGACGGCCCTTGGTTGCAAGGCATTCTTTGTGAACATTTTGTTACAGCGCCTGAAGGAACCTGCCAGGATTTCATCGCCCTTAGTCGTCCAGAGGCGTTTGCGGACGCTCACTTGGTCTTGCCTTCATCCAGCGCCGCAAGAGCGGCAGTCCGCTTGTCCCTCGCGTTTTTAAGGCCTTCCCTTACCGTCTCGATACGATCCATAGCCACCGCCTGGTCACCGTCGCCATAGATAGCTCTGGCCTTGCCGAGCATCTGAACATCGCCGGCTAAGGGGATTGCGATGTCGGCGATCTGGTTTGCTGTCAGCCGCTTGGGTTCGGATGCGTGAATCCGAGCAGCAAGTTCCTGCATCCCGTCTGCCCTATCATCGTAGATGAGTGCCATCTGGCAAAGACGGCGGATAGCCTCGGCTCTGGACCTTATGCGATGCGCGAAGCCCCAATCGTCGAGCGCTCTCGCCTCCGATTCGGACAGCATCATCTGAAATTTGATCGTTTTCAGTTCGTCCTTGGCCAACTCTCGGTCCCCAGATTGAGCCTCAAACATAGGGCAGTCATGGAAGAACCTCAATAGATGGAACTTCCATCACTTTGTTGACAAGTTGAATGAACCCCGCTAACCATACCTCCATTCCTAATGGAAGTGATGGAAGTTATGGACACCAACGAACTTAAGACGGAGCGGCTTTTGCTAATGATCGAGCCCGGGCTGATCAATCGCATCGATGATTATCGGTACGAGAACCGCATCCCCAGCCGTGCGGCCGCGGTGCGCGAGCTGATGCTCAAGGCGCTACCTCAAAACAAATCGGCCGAGGCAGCTTCCGCTACCCCGGCCGAATGAACCGCTGCCCTGGCAGGCAGCAATCCCAACATCATTGAAAGTCAACAAGATGCAATCTGCATATAGCAGTTCGCAGGCCGAACTTCTACGCCCTGACGAACACCCCCTCACCATGTCGAGCAGCGATATCGCCAAGCTCACCCACAAGCGCCATGACAACGTGAAACGCACCATCGTCGCCCTTGCCGATGCAGGTGTGATGACGCTTCCTCAAATTGAGGAAACGTCTTTCCTCGATACCAAGGGAAAGGCCCAGTACACCACCGCCTATCGGCTGATCGAGCGCGACACCTATGTCGTGGTCGCCAAACTCTCTCCCAAGTTCATGGCCGCAGTCGTGGACGAGTGGATCGATCTGCGCGGCGGAATTTCGCTCCACGGTGGAGCGAAATTCGACCTGATCGAGTTCGCCGACCGCGCTCGTACCGACATCGAAGCCGTCCGCGACCTCATTGCCCGCGAAGGTCACGGGACACGCGGCGCCCTGATCAAGGCGGTGAAGGAACTGGCCGGCAATCCGATCGGCGCCCTCAAGTCCTATCTCGACGATCGCTTCATGGCCTCGCGTGAGCGGGACAAGATGGTGATCGGCAGCTTGGCGACGCTCGATAGGTCGGTTGGCCAGGTGCTCGCTCTCGCCCGGCGAGCGCTCGAGCCTGATGCTTTCGTTGCCGGCGATTGGGTGGCCGTAAGCGGCGTCTATGCCCTCGCCGGCGTCAACGGCCCAGTCCCTCGCCAGAAGTCGCTCAGCGCCCGCCTGACGGTATCCCTGGTGGCATTCTGCATCGAGACCCATCGTCAGATGGACATGCGAGGCATCAACTTCGATCGCAAAGTCCACCTCTACCGCGCCACTGCTGTCCGCGCATGGCTCAAGGATCGCGGCAAGGCACTGATTGACCAGCACATCGCCAAGCACTCTGCTCAGACGGTGATCGCCTTCCCCGGCCAGCCGGTGGAAGGGGGTGCGAAGTGAGCGGCCCGCGCGGGGAAGCCCGCCCGGTCGAGCCCGGAATGTCGCGGCGTGTTGCACTGACGGGCATGGGGGCGGCACTTTCTTCGGCGGCTCTCGGTGCTGCTACAGTGCCGGCCCTTGCCGCAGCGCCAGGTGCCGATGATCCTGAGACGATTGGCCTCTCGGGGTTGGCGCTGGCGGCCGTGCACATCGAGCGCGCCGTCCAGGCCATGGCTCCGGTCACGTTCGGCCGCTGGTCGGTCAAAATTCATTCGGGCCAGCCTGACCAGTCATGGTGCTTCCACCAGGAAACCAATCTGGTGCTGCGGGCCATCAACCTTCATCGGCGTGCCAGCGAAGCTGTCGATCAGGCTCTTGAGCGCCGTAACGCCGCTCAGGCCCGAATGGAGGCAAACCCTCGCTACGAATGGCGCCCCCGGGTTCAGGTGGGTCAGTACGTTGCCATGGGTGGAAACCCGGGGGCCCCGATCTACGCCTACGATGTCGATGACATTGAGCGTCACAGCAAGCAGTGGCAAGGGCTGGGCCTCGCGCTGCATCGTCCTGAAGAAGCCGAGGCCTACCGTGTGAAATTCGCCGGCCTGCGCGATGAGCTTGAAGCTAAGCTGAGGCGGAAGAAGCGCATCGAATATCGCTCCGGCTACTCCGCAGCTGACAAGGCGCTCTCCGCAGCTTGGCGGGCCGAAGAGGTGGCCGCCATTGCGTTGGTGCTGGTTCAGCCCGCCACGCCCCGCGATGAGGCTGAAAAGCGCGCCTACATTCGCGGCAAGCCCAGCTTCGAAATGAACAATTGGGACGTCGAGACCCTGTTCGATGCACTGAGAGCAAACGTTGGGGGGCTGCGGTCATGAGCATGATCACCCGCCGCCTTATGATCCAGGCTCTGCCGTTCATCGGCGCTGCCGCTGGCATCCCTGTCGCGCTGGCGGTCCCCACCGAAGCGAACGAGGCCCAGTCAGCGCAAGAGCAGATCGACCACCATGTTGCGGAGCTGGTGAAGCTCATCACCGACACCGCCGGCCCTTGCGATGGGTGGCGCCTGTATATCAGTTCGAACCCATGGGATCACCCCGAGCCCTTCCTGCGCGCCGAGCGCTTCTGGCGCGTCAATGAGCGCATGCGGGATGGTAGCCCGCGGACCATGCTAGTTGACCGCATGCGGACCTTCAATCATCGCACTGGCGAGCATAACGACTACGACCCGATGATCGACCTCGCCGGCTGGGTGCCCAAGGCGGGAGGCATCAATGTCTGACCCGCTGCTCAAAGCCATCGCCGACTATCGTGCCGGCCTCGCCGCTTACAGCGCAACGCCGGACGTGGTGACCAATGCGCTGGAGCAGGAGGTCATCGCCTGCACCTATGGCCCGCCAAGGGCCGTGCTGAACGAGTGGAAATTGCCGGCACAATCGCTGGCCGAGGTCCACCAGGCAATTCGAGTTGCCCTGGATGAGGGTGTCGTCTCCGATGTGCAGGAACGGATGCTGGAAGCGGCCCTGGGCTTCTTTGAGGAAATGGGGGGTGCCAATGGCTGATCGGCCCGAAACCCTCGCCGACGATCTGATCTGGGGGGTGGCGTCAATCGCCGCCTTCATCGGCCGCACGCCGCGGCAGACATGGGAAGCACTCGACAAGGGGCAACTGCCGGCCCGCCAAGTCAATGGCCGCTGGTGCGTCAGCCGAAGCCGCCTGCGGACGTTCTTCGCTGGCGTGGACATCGGGGAGGCGCAGAGCGCTTCCCCGGCTCCTGAGCCTCCGCTGGCGATGCCTAAGCCCTCGAAGGCCACAGGCAAGCACAAGCGCGCGACGGCAACGATCCACAAGCTCACGCCACGCAAAGGGAGGGCAGCATGAAATTCCGGCTGACCGAATTGGCCCTGGGCCGTCCTCGGCGCCCTCGCCATCGACTTTGCAGTCGTCCTTGTCCTGTTTGGAGTGGGGCCATGATCCGTCCTTTTCAAATCCGCGCCGGCCGGGCTTTGCTCGGCTGGTCCGCCGCCGATCTGGCCAAGGCCGCCGGCATATCGGTCTCGTCCATCACGCGGGCCGAGACGGCCGATGGCCCGGTGCCGCTTAAGGCTGACAGCCTCGTCCTGGTGATCCGCGCCCTGCGGCGTGCCGGCGTCGACTTCGTCAAACAGGGCGAAAAGATCGGCGTGGTGCTGGACACTTCGAAGGTGAGCTCATGAAGCGGCCTTCCGAAATCCTCGCCGGCGGGAAGCCCGGCCAACGGGCCCCCTGGTTCTCGCTGCCGTTGGTGCGCTTCGATGAAACCATCGGGCCGCTGGCCGACGGTATCCGGTCTTTGCCAGATGACCTGCTAGCCACCGAAATCGATCAGCTCGTGTCGATTTGTTCCGAAGGTGGCGGCCACCATGGCGAGCGCTTGATGCTCGGCATCTACGACGCTGAGTTGGCCCGTCGTGGTGACCCGACGATGCAATTTGACCAGGCGCTCGACCTGGCCTTGTTCCGCATCGAGCGCCAGACCAACGATGCCGATCGACGGGTTGTCGAAGACATAGGCCGTCGCATTTTCGCAGCCGGCGGGCGGGTGGCACTGGTCGCCGCCTATCGCCGAATGATGGCGCTGGCCCGGCCAAAGAAGCGATCGGTTCGGGAGAAGATGCTGGCCAAGCGGTGGAGTGGAATCGGTGGCGCGCAATGATCATTGATCATTCAACGACGGACAAATTGATCAACGGGATGCTCGCTGACCGGAGGCTCTCACCTTCTGCATTTCGGGTGGGTGTGTGGCTGGCCGTATACATGGCACGCAGCGCGGCACCTGTGGCTGATCCGTCAATCGCAGAAATCGCCGAGGAGCTTCACATCAGCGCTCGCTATACCTCGTCGTGCTTGGCGCAGCTACGCAAGGCAGGGTGGGTTACTTGGGTTAGGCCGAACCGACAGACTACAAACGAATATAGGTTTGACCTCTTGAACATCGGGAGGGGCACGCAGTGAGCAGGTCAACTCCGCCCCGTTATACACCTGATGAAATCATGGGTCTTGAACTGAGAAAATATCTCACCCGCATCTACCGCGCGCGAAAGCGCGAGGGTCTTGCGATAGGTGGCCTCGACGGTTGGGCAAGGGCCATATGCTATGTCTCTGCCCGCGTTGATACCGCCGTGAATTTACGGTCGGTGACCAGGCACTGCCTCCGTGTCGGCATCGATATTCCTGATACCATCTTGGAGCCAGTGGTTCGCGAGGTCGCCGCCGCGCGAGCGGCCGGCGCCTTGACCTTCAGTTCAGCATTGGTTGGCGAGATGATTCAGCTCACCGCTGCCGAGCGTGAAGAGCACGAGGTCAGGCGACTTATCGATGCTTGCGACCAGCCCGCCGATGATCGGCGCCGAGCCACGGCCCGAGAACGAAGTGCAAAACGCCGTGCTGATCGCGGGGGTAAGCCCCGCTCAGCATCATTCCAGGCCACTAAACCTTGGATTGCTGAAGGCAAAACCCGCACCGCTTGGTTCGAGGAGCGGCGGCGTCTCGGACTAACACGTCACAGCCACCCAGATATATTTATAAGGAAGAAGGGTGATCGTGACGAAACAGTCCAGAACACCAGTGATCGTGACGAAACAGTCCAAGATAACGAGGTGGTCGAATGACCAAATCAGCGACCCCCGACTGGCTCCAAGTCGCCGCCGACGCATCGGCGAGGGACGCATTTCTGGCATGGTCCGAGTGCGAGGACTTCTCCGTTTACGCTGACCGGCGATGGGCCATCATGCATTCCGCAAGGGCGCTCGGCGATGACTATGAAAGATGGTCGATTTTGTTCGAGGGACGATTGGCCGAGTTGATTGGCGCGGCTGCAGGGGTGGTCAGCGCTGAGCGAGCGCGCGCTGCCCAGATCGTGGCCACCTATCTCGATCATCCCAACCTGGCCGGCAATGACCTGGCCTTACACCTCATCGCCGAAATGGTCACCGCCATCAGGAGCCAGACTTGAACCTCCATGTCCCGCCATACGCCCTCATCGATCGCCCACTGTGGACGCCCGACACAGTCAAGGAGGCGCTGGTCGATGCCTTCGCCACAATAGAGCGCACCACGCCTCGCGTCGGCCCGACGCGCGCCGTCCAGCAGATATTCCGCGGCAAGAACCCGGAGGAGGTCGCCCTGATCCGACTTCTGAACGATGACCAACTGGCGTTCCTGCGCGCCGGAGCGAAGCAACGCCCGGCGCGGGTCACGCCGCAGGACATCAGCCAGGCCGAAGCGGTAGTGCTTGGCACCGATGAACACCCGGCATGGCTCGCCACCCTCGATGATGAGCATCGACCCAAGCTCGTTCTGTGGGTGCTGCACGAGGTCGGCAAGGATCTCGGCATCAGGCAGAAAACTCTTCGCCAGCGGTGCGAGCAACTGAGGTGGGCGAAGCGATCCTTCTATCGCCATGTCGATAGTGCCGCGGGCAAGATAGCGGTTCGACTAAATCGAGATGGCATCGAGGCATGGCTAGAGCCACGTCGCTGACGCGAAACTGCTCAGAAGGCTTAGATTTCTGGACTTCTGCAATGATCATCGCCACCTTCCCCTGACACGCACATGGATGGTGGTTTGATGCTTGCAGAGAGCTTGCCGCGCACTTCGTCGTTTGCCACCGACAGGCAACGCGGAGGTGCCGCGTTCGTCGAGCGATGGACCAATGCCAGGGCCGGCGTAATCGGGTTCCTCACCGGGCGCGGCTACAGTTCCTGCTCCATCGCCGAACGGATCGACGACCGTCCAGAGACGGTCCGGCGAATGTGGACGCTCTGGGATCTATCGGCCTATGGCCACGACGGTCGCGCGCCGCAGGTCGTGGTTCCGCTCAGCCAGCGCGATCGGGCACACCTGGCCGGTGCCGCCGCGACCGCGGGGCTCACCATCGAGGCCTATTGTGAGCAGATATTGGTCAACTCGATTCGGCGGTGATGCCCAGATGCCAACGGACTCTCCGAAAGCACGTGACACCGTGGCACTCCTGGGCCGATAAATGCACCTGTCGCTGGTAGGTTGAGAGATCTGCGCAGCATGATCGACCATCTTAATCGTTGCTGGGCTCGGCCTGAGCTTGTGACCATAGTTCTGTCAGGCTCTGGCCCTTGCGCCCCCAGTTGTCGGTTTCCACCTCATCGATCACGACAAAGATGTATTCCGGGTTGCGTCCCAGCTCCTCGACCAGCACGTCGGTCATGCGCCGTATCACGGCCTTCTTCTGATCGACCGAAGCGACGCCCTTGGCGATCTCTATTCTTACGATTGGCAAAGTGGAAACCCTGTCTGTTCCTGGCCGGGCGGTAACCCTAGGCCCTGCACACTGCCTTCGGCAACGGGTCGCCGCACCGTCGGCCCAACCCCATTCCTTGGCATAACAGGCAGGGGGCTAGATGCCTCGGACCGATCTGATGGCGACAGCATGGAACAGCAGACTGAGGGGAACGGCGAACGCGAGGCGCCCGAATGCCTGAATGATCACCTCGGCAAGGTCGGGGTTTGGGTGCTGTGACCCAGTTTCTAGAAACAGCGGCAGCACGCCAATGGCCATCGTGGTTATGGCCAAGCCATTCCAGTAGTTCGCGTGTAGTTTCGCCTTCTCGATTTCGCCCTGTGTCATTCGCCCTCCAAAATGTCAGCCGACTAGAACAAACATATCGCCAAGTGCCAAGCCTTCACGGGTGGCAGGATGGATTTGCTTATGCGGTTGGAGCGGCGCCCCAATCCGCATTCCACTCCGTGCCGTCTTGAAGACGGATGAAGAATGGCTTCCTCGCCTTCGCGGCTGTTGCGGCTCCACGTTGGAGAGCCTGAGGGACTGGCATAGGCTCGATTGGTACAAAGATGTAATCGGCACCTTCGGCGGCAGGCCCTCCGGTTGTGAGGGTTGCCACCGGCAGGTCATCCACCAAGGAAATCGTCGCCAGCACGTACTCTGATGGCACCGCGCCGGGAAATAATTTGTAGCCCATGCCCGTCCTCCCAAACCCTCGTCATGAAGCATTCGCCGACGGCTGCGCGGATGGCAAGTGGTGAAGACCCTGGGCAACCGCATCGGCACGGCGAAGCCTCGCCTCTCAACACCCCGCCAGGTGCGAGACACCCGCTACAGCCCAGATGCCACAGTGCGCGGCTGGTACAAGTCAGCAAGGTGGCAGGCCCTGCGCCAAGAGGTGCTGGCCCGTGATCTCTACACCTGCCAGCACACAGGCGTGCTGCTGACCGGCAAAGCGCCGGCGCCGGATAGCCCAGTCGTCCACCACAAGGTACCGCACAAGGGCGATGAGCGGCTGTTCTGGGACATGAGCAACCTCGAGGCCGTGTCCAAGGAATGGCACGACTCGGAAGCCCAACGGGAAGAGCGAAAGCCCTCATGACCAACGAAGAGCGTGCCGTCATGCAGAAGCTAGTCGAGGCTTGGAACGCATTTGTCGCGTTGCCTGTGGAACATCCCGACGACGCCAACGAGTTTCGTTTCCACATCCATGCACTTCAGAACTCGCTGCTTTCGCGGCCTACGCGGAGGGAATGGCACGACAGCGAGGCGCAATCACAAGAGCGGAGAGCTATATGACCTGCATCGTAGGCGTCGTGGAGAAGGGCAAGGTCTGGATCGGTGGCGATAGTGCAGGTGTGGCCGGCTACGACCTCATGGTGCGATCGGACCCCAAGGTGTTCCGCAATGGCGATTTCGTCATGGGATACACTTCGTCATTCCGCATGGGGCAGCTGCTGGCCCATCGCTTTCAGCCGCCCAAGCGTCACGCCGACCAGGACGTCTATGTCTACATGGTGACGAGCTTCGTCGATGCGCTGCGCCAGTGCTTCAAGGACGGCGGTTATGCCAGCAAGGAGAACGAGCGCGAGCAAGGCGGTCAGTTCCTCGTGGGCTATGAGGGAAGGCTGTTCGAGATCGGTGGCGACTATCAGGTTGGCGAGAACCTCGACGGCTATGCCGCATGTGGGTGCGGCGGCAGCATTGCCCTTGGCGCCCTGCACGCCACATCGAGCGAGTGCCCCACTGATCGCATCAGGTCCGCCTTGAGCGCGAGCGAGCGTCACAACGCTGGTGTGCGCGGCCCGTTCGTGGTGATCGGCCCTGAAGATAAAGCCAAGGCGCTAGCCTGATGCTGGCCCGCATCCGCGAGTTCTTCTGCCGTCACCAGTGGAAGGCAACACGCTTCCAAGCGCTGGTGCCAGGCCGCAGTGAGGCGTGCACCAAGTGCGGCAAGCAGAGGCAGGTCTACCCCATCAGATGAAGGGGGGGGGTGGTCAAAGGCCCGAAGGGGTCGCCGCCCAGGACCCGCGACACGCTCATTGGCATATTTTATTTTCACACCCGGAAATCTCACGCATGGCCGGAAACAAAAACAGCGGTCGACGGGCCTATGCGCCCGACGACGAAGAGCGCAGGAAAGTCCGCGTTCTCAAGGCTGGTGGGATGAGCGACGACGCGGTGGCGACTGCGCTCGGCATCAGCGCGCCGACGCTGCGCAAGCATTTTTCGCATGAGCTGGACGTCGGTACGGCCAAGACCCGCGCCGAACTGCTCTTGGCCCTGCACCAGTCGGCAATGGCCGGCAACGTCTCGGCTCAGAAGAAGGCGCTGGAGCTCGTAACCGCTTCGGCCGCAGGTGAGCGCCTGAAGGATCGAGAAACGGCGCCAGCGGCTTCGGCTGCGACCCCGGCGTCCGCTCTCAAGCGAGGCAAGAAGGAAATTCAGAAACAGGCGGCCGAGGAGGTCGCTGAGGGTGGCAAGTTCGCGCCCCCTCCGGGCCCGCGGCTGGTCCATAGCAAGTGACCGACCGCACCTGGTCGACATCCTGCCTCGACTGGGAGCAGCGTATAGTTGCGCGACAGTCGCTGATCGCCATGGAGCCGCTATTCCCGGCAGAAGCCGATGCGGCGCTGGCGGTATTCAAGTCGCTGCGCATGGTGGATGTTGCCGGGCAGCCGACATTCGGCGAGGCCTGCGAGCCCTTCGTCTTCGATTTCGTGCGGGCTGTCTTTGGCGCCTACGAGGCTGAGACTGGGCAACGGCTCATCGAAGAATTCTTCCTGCTCGTGTCGAAAAAGAACGGCAAGAGCACCATCGTGGCCGGTATCATGCTGACGGCGCTGATCCGCAACTGGCGTGACAGCCAGGAGCTGCTGATCCTGGCACCGACGCGCGAAGTGGCCGACAACGCCTTCAAGCCGGCGGCCGATATGGTCGATGCCGATCCGGACCTGGTGGACCTGTTGCACGTCAACCGGAATACCAAGGAGATCACGCACCGCACCAAGGGCGCTGTGCTCAAGGTGATCTCGGCGGATTCGAAGACGGCGTCGGGCAAGAAGGCCGCCTTCGTGCTGATCGACGAACTCTGGCTGTTCGGGAAGAAGGCGAACGCCGCGGGTATGCTGCAGGAAGCCACGGGCGGGCTCATCTCCCGGCCGGAAGGCTTCGTGATCTATATTTCGACCATGTCCGACGCGCAGCCCGCTGGCGTGTTCAAGGAAAAGCTCGATTATTTCCGGGGCGTGCGCGACGGCGAGATCGAAGATGCGCGCAGCTTGCCGGTGCTATACGAGTTCCCGCCATCGATGATCGCCAGCAAGGCCTACCTCGATCCGGCCAACTTCTACGTGACGAACCCGAATATGGGCCGCTCGGTTCGCCAGTCATGGCTCGAGCGCAAGCTGGCCCAGGTCAAAGCGGGCCAAGACGAGGATGGCGACACCATCCAGACCTTCCTGGCCAAGCACCTGAACATCGAGATCGGGCTGAACCTCAGGGCGGGCCGCTGGCCGGGCGCCGACCACTGGCTGGCAGCTGAGGACCCGGAACTGGCTTCCGTGCCCCACTGGGCAGCGCTGGAGCGCCTGAAGGCCCGCTGTGAGGTCGTGGTGGTGGGCCTCGATGGGGGCGGCCTCGATGACCTTCTCGGCATGACTGTTCTGGGCCGAGAGACGCGCCAGATCGAGGTTGCGATCGAGGACGAGCTAACCGGCGAAATTCACCGGCTGAAGGTGAAGCCTTGGCTGGCATGGTCGCATGGGTACTGCCAGCGCATCGTGCTGCAGCGGCGCAAGTCGATCGCCACGGTCCTCGAAGATATCGCCGCTGCGCGCGAACTGACGATCCTGAACAAGCCCCTGGGCGACGTCCTGGCTGTCACCCGCATCGTCGAAGACCTGAAGAACGCCAACCTGCTGGGCGGCGTGGTGGTCGATCCATCCGGCATCAGCGAGATCATCGACGCAATGGAGAACATCGGCGTCACCCAGGAGGCTGGGTTGCTGATCGGCCAGCAGCAGGGCGGCTACCTGATGGGAGCCATCAAGACCACCGAGCGATACCTGGCCAGCGGCCAGTTGAAGCATGCCGGCGGACCGCTGATGCAGTGGTGCGTGCCGAACCTGAAAATCGAGCAGATGGCGACAACTATTCGAGCGACGAAGGCAACGGCCGGCGACGCGAAAATTGACCCTGCCATCTCACTGTTCAACGCCGTCGCCCAGATGAGCCGCAACCCTGCGGCTCACCGGGCGAAGGAATACCAGATGATCATCGTCTGACCCCGAGGGGAAACCTCCATGACCATGACCCGAGCCTACAGTCTCCTTGAGATCAAGGAGATTGACGAAGAGTCGCGCCGTATCACCGGCATCGCCTCTACGCCCAAGACGGATAGGGCGGGCGATATCGTCATGCCTGAAGGCGCGGTCTTCACGCTGCCCATCCCGTTCCTTTACCAGCACGACAGCCGACAGCCGATCGGCCACGTCATTGAAGCGAAGGTTTCGAAGAAGGGCATCGAAATTGTCGCGGAAATCGCCCAGGGCGTGCACGAGGATATCGACAAGGCCTGGAAATACATCAAGGCCGGCCTGGTTCGCGGGCTGTCCATCGGCTTCCGTGGCATCGACACCGAGCAGATCCCCAATTCCTGGGGCATGATCTTCGAGAAATGGGAATGGCTCGAGCTCTCGGCTGTGACCATCCCGGCCAATGCCGATGCCACCATTCAATCCATCAAGCAATACGACGCCGAGGCGCTGAAAGCAGCGACCGGCGCCGAACCCAATCCTGCTGACGCCGACCCTGCCGCGACCGGCAAGGAGGGCCGTGTGGTCAAGCTGGATGCTCCTGCCCGCGATCGGGCGAAACCCTTCATCATCCGCTCGATCAAGAGGACACTCTCATGAGCAAAATTGCAGAACAGATCGCGGCCTTCGAACAGAAGCGTGCCGCGCTCGTCGCCGCCAACGACGCCATCATGACCAAGGCGGCCGAAGATGGCTCGACCCTCGACAAGGAACAGAAGGAAGCCTTCGACGGCAACTCCGCTGACATTGCCGAGATCGACGACCACCTGAAGCGCATGAAGTCGATGGAAAAGGCCCTCGGCGAAGGCGCAAAGCCCGTCGACGGCCAGACCCTGAAGACCGGCACCGACAGCCGCGTCCCGGCCCAGATCAAGGCCGCCAAGCCTGCCCCCGGCATTCAGTTCGCTCGTTTCGCGCGCTGCATGATTCTGGGCAAGAAGACCGGCACGCCGGCCGTCGAGATCGCCAAGAGCGAGTATGGCGAGCGTGATCCGCACATCGTGGAACTGGTGCAGAAGGCCAATATCTCGGCCGTCAATTCGACCACCGACGCCTCCCTTTTCGGCAACGAAGCGGGCATCGCCGATTATGTCGAGTTCCTGCGCAACCAGACCATCGTCGGCAAGTTCGGCCAGAATGGTGTCCCGGCTCTCCGCCGTGTGCCGTTCTACTATCCCGTGGTGACCCAGGCTTCTGGCGGCACTGCTTACTGGCCTGCTGAAGGATCGGCCAAGCCGATGACCAAGCCGACCTGGAGCCGCACCGAACTGACACCCCTGACGATCGCCGGCCTTGCCGCCGTCACTCTGCAGGCGCTGCGGTTCTCGACCCCGAGTGCTGAAATCGCCCTTCGCGACGATCTCACCGCTGCTGTGATCGAGGCCATAGACTCGGCCTTCATCGACCCGGCCAATGCTGGTTCGGCCGGCGCCAAGCCCGCGTCGATCACCAATGGCATCACCGGCACCGCAGCTTCCACTGGTGGCGATGCTGATGCGATCCGGGCCGATGCCCGCGCCGCGATGCTGGTGTTCGTCCAGGCGAAGAACCCGCTGACTTCCGGTGTCTGGATCATGTCCGGCTCCAATGCCCTCGGCCTGGCCATGATGGTCAATGCCCTCGGCCAGTCGGAATTCCCGGGCGTCACCGTCAATGGCGGCACCTTCATGGGTCTGCCCGTCATCGTGTCGGAAGCCGCGGGCACCACCATCACGCTGGTCAATGCCGGCGACGTGTGGCTGGCCGATGATGGCGGTGTGAACGTCGACATGTCGGGCGAAGCCTCCCTGCAGATGGTCGACAACCCGACGGGAACTTCCACGGGCGCCGATCCGGTCGAAGCTACTCTGGTGTCGATGTTCCAGACGAACTCCATGGCGATCCGCGTCGAAAAGTTCATCAACTGGGCTCGTCGCCGTCCGACCGGCGTTGCCACCATCACCGCGGCCGAGTGGGGCTCGGAAGCCACCTCGCCGTAATCGGCGAAGGTCTTTCTTTGAGGGCGGGCAATGATGCCCGCCCTTTCTCGTGGAGATTGAAAATGCCCAAGCTGATCGCGACCAAGGGCCTGCGCTACGCCACTCGCCGCATGATGGCGGGCGACGAGTTCGAGGCGAACAATCGTGATGCCAGAGTGCTGGTGGCCATTGGCAAGGCCCGGCCCATGCGGATGCCGGGTTCGATTGATGCCCCGCCGCCGGCCATTGTCGAGAAGGCGAAGCAGGTGGCCGCCAAGACGTCGGATGACGACAAGGGTGCGCTGAACAAGTTGCGCGCCGACTATCAGACGCTCGTGGGGAAGAAGCCCTTTGCTGGCTGGAAGGCCGGCGAGCTGCAGCGCCGGATCGATGAGGCCCTGGCTTCCTGACGATGGATATCGTCTATCCCTACAAGAGCGCGCCGGATGATCTGGAACTGCGCTACTCGCTTCGCTCGCTGGCCAATGTGCCACACGACAGGGTTTTTGTTGCCGGCGACAAGCCACTCATCATCGGCCCAGCCGTGCAGCACGTCCCCGAGGCGAGAATTGACGATCGGTATCAGTCATCGACGGCCAATATCGTTGCTGCAATTTGGGCAGGCGATATCAAGGGTCAGTTCGTCGTCATGCACGACGACATCTTCGTCTTGCGTCCGTGGGTTTTTCGACACGAGCACCGTGGTACGATCGCCGAATATTTGCGCAGTGGTGAGGCTTCGGGGGAGTATCGAAGCTATATCGAGAGCACACGCGATATCCTGGTGTCGAAAGGCATTGCCGATCCGCTCTGGTTCGGCCTGCACACGCCGACGGTCTATGACGCGCAGCGTCTTCTCGAAATGGTGGAGGGTTTCGAGGGCCACCGATATCTGCTCCGGACCTTGTACCACAATCTGCACCCGGCACCGGCCGCGCGCCGCGGCGATGTCAAGGCACGCCTCTGGGGCGAGCCGTCGGCCACCGCCGACATACTGTCCATTTCTGATGACGTCGCGCGGTCGCATAGCTTTCGCCGGTGGATCGCTGCCAGGTTCCCGGATCGATGCCGATACGAAATCGCGACGACTGGCAAATGCCTGATCCTGGGCTATGGCCCCACGCTCTGGGTCGATGTCGAACAAGCCCTAGACGGGGCTGACTACGCTGCGGTGATCGCCTCTCCCGAGGCCGCCGAACATTGGCCGGGCGACGTGCTCGCCATTGCCCATGACGATGACCATGCCGACCGGATCGCGCGATCCATCGGCTTTGATGATGTGACCTGGTGCGGACGCACGAAGGAGGCAGCGTGAAGATTTTCGGCCTCGAAATTCAGCGCGCAACCGCGTCGGACTATCGTCCAAATGGCTCCGCGCGCGTTCCCGATGCAGGCGCGCCCAGCAAGAAGCTCGTGTCTCCCGTGAACCAAAATCGCGGTTGGTGGCCGCTAATCCGCGAGGTCTATGCCGGCGCTTTTCAGCGCAATGTCGAAGTCAAAATGGAAAGCGTGCTTTCCTTCCATGCGGTCTTCGCCTGCCAGACCCTCATCGCCTCCGATATTGCCAAGCTGCGCATCATGCTGGTCCAGCAGGATAATGATGGCATCTGGAATGAGGTGAAGAAGCCCGCCTATTCGCCGGTGCTGCGCAAGCCAAACGGCTATCAGAACCGGATACAGTTCTTCGAAAGCTGGGTGCTGTCGAAGCTCCAGTTCGGCAACTCGTATGTGCTCAAGGCTCGCGATGGTCGCGGTGTCGTGGTCGCTCTCCATGTGTTGGACCCGAAGCGGGTGAAGCCTCTTGTCGCCGACAATGGTGACGTCTTCTACGAACTGAGCACTGACACGTTGGCCGGGCTTCCCGATCGCGTCATAGTGCCCGCACGGGAGATGATCCACGACCGGTTCAACTGCATGTTTCACCCCTTGGTGGGGCTGTCTCCGATCTTCGCCAATGGCCTGGCCGCCACGCAGGGCCTGAATATCCAGAACAATTCGGCGCTGTTCTTTGAGAACGGGTCGATGCCAGGCGGCGTGCTGCTGGCGCCCGGTCATATCGGCGACGATACCGCCGCGCGGCTCAAAGAGAGCTGGGAAAGCAAGTTCAGCGGCAATAACCGCGGCAAGATCGCGGTGCTAGGCGACAATCTCAAGTTCGAGCAGATGACGGCCAAGGCCACCGACTCCCAGATGGTCGAGCAGCTCAAGTGGTCGGCCGAGGTGGTTTGCTCGACCTATCATGTGCCGCCCTACAAGATCGGGATCGGTGCCCAGCCGACCTATAACAACGTCCAGGCGCTTAACACTGAGTATTATTCGCAGTGCCTGCAGGTCCACATCGAGAGCATAGAGCTTTGTCTTGATGAGGGCCTGGCCACCGGGGAAATGCTGGGCACCGAGTTCGACCTCGACAATCTCCTGCGCATGGATAGCGGCACGCAGATGGACGTGCTCGAGAAGTCCAAAGGCAAACTGACGCCCAATGAGCAGCGCAAGCGCCTGAACTTGCCTCCGAAAGAGGGTGGCGACACCGTCTATATGCAGGAACAAGATCACAGCCTCGAATGGCTGGCGCGCCGCGATGCCCAGCCTATTGAGGCTCCGGTGCCGCCGTCCACTGAGCCGGATCCAGAGCCTGAAGTATCGGGCGATGCGCTAGCCGATGCAGCCAAGTCGATCCTTGAAGCCGAGTTCAAGGAAATCACGCCACTGCTCGCTCTGCCGAAGCCGAAAAGGGCCGCCTGATGAAGGAAAAGGAACTCTCCCTTCTGATGAAGGGCATGGCCCCGGTCATCGGCGCGTTGATCTCCAAGTCGGTGCAGCCGCTCGTCGACCGCCTCGCAGAGTTGGAGCAGCAAATCGCCGACATGCCGGTGCCCAAGGATGGGCGCGACGGTGTGGACGGCAAGGACGGCTCTGATGGCAAAGACGGTGCGGATGGCGAGCCTGGCCAGGACGGCAAGGATGCTGAGCCGGTTTCGGCCGAAGACATCGCAAAGGCTGTCGCGGAATACCTCGCTGCAAACCCGCCTGCTGCCGGCAAGGATGGCCGCGACGGCATCGACGGCAAAGACGGGGCGGTGGGCGCCGATGGCAAGGATGGTGCTCCCGGCATGAATGGCAAGGATGGTGCTCCCGGCCGGGATGGTGCCGACGGCAAGGATGGCGTCGGCTTGGCCGATGCCATCATCGACCGGAAAGGCGTCCTGGTGCTGACCATGACCGATGGGCGGGTGAAGGAACTCGATGTCGTTGTGGGTAGCGATGGGACTGATGGGGCTCCGGGCAAGGATGGCTCCGCCGGCCGGGATGGCTTCGGCTTCGATGACCTCGATCTGATCGAGGGCGAAGAGGGGGTGTCGCTCCGGTTCGTCCAAGGCGAGGCATCCAAGGACTTTGCCCTACCTGTGGTCTTTGACCGTGGCGTCTATCGCGAGGGTGGCACCTATCGGAAGGGCAATGGCGTCACCTGGGGCGGCTCGTACTGGATTGCCCAGAAGGATGATCCCAGCAAGCCCGATACCCCTGATAGCGGTTGGCGGTTGGCCGTGAAAAAGGGGCAGAACGGCAAGGACCTGACCAAATGAGCCTTGTCACTGTCGAGGAAGTCAACAATGCGCTGCGGCTCGATCTGGAAGCCGATGTCGGCGGCGATCTGTCGGGTGACGGCGGCGAGGAAACTGGTCGGCTCGATGATATAGAACTGAAGATCGCCCAGGCTGAGGCTATCGTTCTCGGCTTCATCCAGCCCGCGCCAGATCCTGCCTGGACGCACGATACCGTGCCCAAGGAGGTGTCGGCCGCCATCGTCATCGCGGTGCGGTGCCTGCTCGATGACACCGAAGAGAGCATGGCCATACTGTCGGGTCTCTCCGGTATTACTGGTTTCGATGCCCGCAACCCGATCGCCGCGCTGCTCTGGCGGCGTCGTGATCCGTCCTTCGCATAGGTGAAGCCATGACACAGCACGGCCGGCGCATTCGTTTTCTGGTTGATTGGGATTGGAAGCCCAGCCCGATGGCTACGATCGCCTATAGGGCAGGTCAGACCTACTATGTGACCATAGCGTGCGCTGAGAAGGCCATTGCGCTCGGCAAGGCTGAGCAGGTGGTCGGGGCAGGCGCCCCACCAGCAGGCATCAGTGCAACGCTCGCTCGCAAGCGCCGCAAGAAGGCAGACAACAATGCCTGATGGTAACCGCCGGCACGGGGCCTTGCGCTATCGCCTTCATTTTCAGAACCGTCCGACCGTCGATGATGGCTACGGCAATCAAGTGCCGGGTGGCGACTTCGAGACGGTGCAGACAATAGCGGCTGGCATGGCACCGCGCACAGGCGGGGAGGGCGTGACAGCGGCCCGGCTGGACGGCCGCCAGCCCTTCGTTATCACGGTGCGATGGGCGGCATGGCTGCTCGATGTCACGCCGGCATGGCGGCTGGTCGATGCGCGTAATTCGAACCGGGTGCTGAACGTCCTGTCGCCGCTTGCCGATCCTGACGGTAAACGGCAGTGGCTTGAATTCCTTGCCCAAGAGGGTGGAGCACCGAGCTGATGGCAGTCCTTGGTCTGCCGAGCCTGCGGAAGAAGCTCAAGCGCCTGCCGCAACTGGCTGAGCAGGAAATCCGCAAGGCGATGGAAATCAGCGCCGCGGAGGTCGTGGCGCTGGCAAAGTCTTTGGTGCCGCGCGCCTCTGGTGACCTGGCCGAATCTATCGGCTGGACCTGGGGCGCCGCTCCCGAAGGGTCGATGACTCTGGGTGAGGTGAGGGGCTCGGGAAATCTGCGTATCACGATCTATGCCGGCAACAACCAGGCCTTTTATGCTCGCTGGGTCGAATTCGGCACGTCGCCCCACGAAAATGAGGGCAGGTTCGCCGGGAGCGACCATCCGGGTACGCGAGCGCAGCCCTTCTTCTACCCAGCATGGCGCGCTGTGCGCCGTCGGGTGAAGGGGCGGGTGACACGAGCGATCAACAAGTCCGCCAAGCGGGCGGCAGCGGGAGGCTGACATGGCCGATGCCAGCTTTGAGCTGATCAAGGCGATGATGGATGCACTCAAGGCGTCCTCGGCCGTCACCGCCTTCGTCGGAAATCGCGTCTACGACCGTGTGCCAGAAAAACAGAACGGCACGCCCAACGTGCCTTTTCCCTACATCTCGCTGGGTCCGGACACGATGATCCCTGAGACCTTCGACTGCTTCGAGGCCGAAGAGATCACGATCCAATGGGACATCTGGTCCAGCGGCAACGGTGAAGCCTATGGCACGGCGCAGTGTCGCAAGATTTGCGACGCCGTGAAGAGGGCGTTGCACAATGTCGAACTGAGCCTGCCGTCCCATGGACTGGTCTCGCTGAGCCTGGAGCTTCGCCGCATCCTCGATGATCCCAATCCCGCCATCAACCATGGCGTGATGCAGTTCACCGGTCAGGTCGACCTGCTCGACTAACAACTCAAGCATGAGTGCGCCTTTGTCTTCTTCGGTTTTCACGCTAGAATCCCGGTATGATTGGCACTTGTTCTATACCGGGATGTGGCACTCCGCTTCCAAAGGGAGCGACCAAATATTGCGGCCAGTCTTGTGCCCGGAAGGGTGAAGAGGCACAGCGCAAGGTGAAGCGACAAGCGCGAGGCGCAGTGCTCGTGGGCAAAGAAAGAGCCTGTGCAGGTTGTCGTGCCCCGTTCATCGCTACTGGACCAGCGGCCAAATGGTGCGACGAATGCCGGGTGATCGCTAACCGGGAAAAGACTGCGCGGTTCCGTGCTGCCCATCCAGCTAGAGCGGCGGAGCAGCAGCGGAGGCATAGCGCTGATCGGCGCGATACGCCGCAGAGGAGAGAGTGGAGCCGAGACTATCATCGCCAGTACACGAGGAAGCGGCGGCAAAACCCTAGACACAGGCTCGACCACCGGATGGGGCAACTGGTGCGCAATGGGCTGGCGGGAGTGAAAGGCGGGAGAGCTTGGGAGGCACTGGTCGGATACTCGATCAGCGACCTTATGGCTCACCTAGAGCGGCAGTTCTTGCCGGGAATGTCATGGGCGAACATTGGCGACTGGCATGTAGATCACATACTGCCTCGAGCGATGTTCACCTATTCGAGCGAACAGGACCCCGACTTTCGTGCGTGTTGGGCCCTGACGAACCTCCGCCCTCTCTGGTCGGAGGCTAACCTAGAGAAGGGCGCTAAACGCGTCTTCCTGTTGTAGGCGGCCTCCGCCGACCTGAAACCATTATAGGCCCCGCACCGGGGCCTTTTTCATTGGAGACACTTGATGACAAAGCCAGTAACGACCAAAGGCGGGCTTCTCCGCATCCTGCTGGGCTCCGGTTCGGGCCCTATTGTCTATGCCGCACCCTGCGGCCTAACCTCCAAGTCCCTGACGATCAGCAAGGGGCTGGAAGAGGTCAATATCCCCGATTGCGACGACCCCACGGCGATCGACTGGCTGGGCCGTGATGCCACCAGCCTCAGCATGTCCGTGGAAGGCGAGGGCGTCCTTGCCGAAGCCGCCGTCGAGACGTGGGCCGATGCCGCGGAAAGCGCGGACTCAGTACCGGTGAAAATCGAGCTCGAATTTCCCACGACGACCTGGACCTGGACCGGGCTGATGCACCTGGAAAGCGCGCAGTTCGGCGCCCCGAGCAATACCGGGCGCGTCACGGTCAACATTTCCATGCAGAGCGATGGCGAGATGGTCCGCACGTCCGGTGCTTCGAGCTGATGAGCCGAGACGCATCGATCGGCCCGCTGTCTTGGGCCGATGGCAAATACACGTTCCGGCTGGGCTGGGGCGAACTGGCATTGCTCCAGGAAGCGACCGACTGCGGCCCGCTGTTCCTGATCGAGCGGCTGGGCGGCAAGCATTGGCGCATCGGTGACATCAGTGCCGCCATTCGCCTGGGGCTGATCGGCGGAGGGCTGGAACCGGCCAATGCGCTCAAGCTGGTGGAAGCCTATGTGGAGAGCCGTCCGCCGATGGAAAACGTCATGCTGGCCTATGCCATCGTGGCGGCTGGAGTGCAGGGGGCTCCTGACGAACCGCTAAAAAAACCTCGGGGGAGGGCGAGGGGCAAAAGCTCGACGGCCTCCCCGACGGAAAGTGGCGATTCGGCTTGATCTACGGCCTGGGCGCGGCGATGGGCTGGACGGTCCAAGACGTGAAGGCGTCGTCGGTGTGGGAGTTCTGGACGGCGTTCCAGGGCTATGTCGAAGCCAATTCGCCTAAGCAGGGCAACAAGCTCAGCGAAGACGACAAGGACCGCATCTGGCAGCGGATGCAGGAGCTTGAGGCGGCGTCAGGAGCCATCCTCTCAACGCAGACCTATGTGCTCGAAGGCGCCCATCTGGTGCCGGCCGGCGTGGTGACATTCGAGGTTCAATAGATGGCGACCACTGACATCGAACGCCTCGTGGTCTCGCTCGAGGCCAGCATCACCAAATACGAGCGCGCCATGCAGCGGGCGGTAGGGCAAACCAATACAGCAGCCAAGCGCATGGAAAACCGCTTCGCCAGCATGAACCGCAAGCTCGAAAGCGGATTTGTGGGACTCCAGCGCGGTATCGCGGTCGCCTTTGCATCAGCGGCGGCCGTTCGCGGCGCGACGCAGCTTATCGACAGCGCAACCCGAATTGAAAATAGCCTCAAGGTCGCCGGGCTTGCTGGCGCCGAACTGGAACAGGTCTATGACCGGTTGCGGGATTCCGCCCTGCGCAACGCGGCGCCGCTGGAAAGTCTAGTCACCCTTTACGGACGCATTGCCCTTGTTCAGAACGAACTTGGGGTATCCAGCGCCCAAATCGAGACCTTCGCGAATGGCGTAGCTATGGCCCTTCGTGCGTCAGGCCAATCCGCGCAGGAAGCGTCTGGAGCCTTGATGCAGTTGAGCCAAGCGCTCGGTTCTGGGACCGTTCGCGCCGAAGAATTTAGTAGCATCCAGGAGGGCGCCCCGACCATCTTGCAAGCCGCGGCAGCCGGCATTCGCGAAGCTGAAGGTTCAGTCGCCAAGCTGCGCGCGATCATGCTGGAGGGCAACCTATCTTCGAAGGCGCTGTTTGACGGTTTCCTTGCGGGTTCCCAGATACTTGAGGAAAAGGTTGCCAACTCCACCCTGACGGTTTCGCAGGCGATGGAGAACCTGCAGACGCGCCTGATCGATGTTGCGCGCGACTTCGACAAGGGCACCGATGCGAGCGCCCTTCTGGCAGAGGGTATCGTCAACCTAGGTGATGGCATTGCTGACTTGGCAGTGTTTCTCGACAATATCGTCGGTCCGCTCCAGACGTTCATTGCTGGGATGAATGATGGCATCGCCGCGGCCCAGGGGCTTGCCAACGAGATTTCGCGCATCACCGGCCTTGAACGTTTCGGCTTTGACGCCGCTGTTGCGACAAACAATTTGACTGGCGGCGCTGGTTTGGTCGCCAACAGCAGTGCCGCGGGCCGGGTCGTTACCCGAACATTCGAAATGATCGGCAAGACGCCGCAGGACGAAGCGCTTGCCCGCGCACTGGCTGGTGAAACACCTCCAACCCCTCTGACAGTTGTGGTGGATGGCGCCGGACCGATCAGTGTCAACGATCCGCAATATCGACCGACTACCGGCACCAGTGGCGGGGGCGGTGGCAAGTCCAGCCTCGATCGTTTCAATGAGGCTGTGGCGGCCCAGGAACGGGAAACCGCTGCCCTGGAGCGCAAGACAACCTTGCTCGCCCAACTCAACCCACTGGTCAACGACTACGGCTTTGCGGTCGAACGCCTCAACGCCCAGATCGAACTGGAGAATGCGGCCAAGGAGGCCGGTCTCCCGCTCGACGAGAAGCGACAGCAGCAGATCGATACGCTGGCCAGCGGTTACGCCCGTGCGACGGCCGAGGCCGCGCGCCTTGCAGAAGCGCAGGGCCTCGTCGCGGAAAGTGCCGATGCGATGGGTCAGGCAGGCCGGGATGCTCTCGACACGATCATCGACGGGTTCCTCGAGGGTAAGGACGCAGGCGACGTGCTGAACAGCGTCTTCAAGGACCTCAGCAAGAACCTGCTGAACATCGGACTCAATCTTCTGGGCGGCGGCATGAAAGCGGGTGGGTTCAATCCGCTGAGCTTTCTGGGCTTCGCGGGCGGCACGGCCAACACTGGTGGTCGCCGGGGAGAAGCTCGCGGCGTTGTTCATGGCCAGGAGGCGGTTATCCCGCTCCCGGCCGGTGGGAAGGTGCCTGTAGACCTGCGGCTGCCGACGTTGCCGTCCGCAGCCGCAGCGTCGCAGCAATTGACAGTTCACGTCGTGTCCGATGACGAGAAGTTCAGTGCCTATGTGACGGACATATCCGGACGGGTGGTCGCACAGGCGGCGCCGCAGATCATGACCGCTTCAGTGGGTCAGGCGAACAAGGCCGCGCCGGCTGCATTGGCGCGCTACCAGCAGCAGCGGGGCGGGAGCGATTATCGTGTCTGATGTCGATTTCACCCACTGGCCGACCGAGTTGCTGACGCCTCAGGCATCGCCTTTCGATCCCCGGCCGTTCACGCGCTCCGGTGGTCGCACGCTGGGCGGTCTGTCCCGCTTTACCCGGACCGATCGCGGCTTCTGGATCGGCAGCTACAAGAACATCATCTTTCGCCGCGGACAGCAGTCCGACCAGGCGCGGGCGTGGACGAAACTTCGGACATATCTGGGCGGTCAGGCCGGGCTGGTGGCAGTTCCGATCTGCTCGACACGCTATTGGGCCGCCGAGGGCTTTCAGGACTTCACTCCGGGCCTCTACCCGCACGATGACGACACGCCGTTTGACGATGATACGCTATACTCAGAGGGCCGCGTGCATATCGAAATGGCGGCCTTCGCGCCGCTGTCCTCAACGATCGTGACACTTCGGCTGGTCGACGCGCCGACGGCCGGTGGCATCCGGTTCAGCTACCAGCACGCCATGTATGAAACTGGCGCGGTCATTGAGCAGACCGGGGGGGACACATATCGCGTCCCGGTGTTCCCTGCCATTCGGCAGGCTATCCCGGCAGACGCGTGGCTCGAAGCGGACAAGCCGACGGTGCTGTGTCGCCTTGCGACCGATGCTGAAATGGATCTGGAGTTTCCCGGCGCTGGCATGCCGCGGCCAACGATCAACTTCGTCGAGGCCGTCGACGTCTGGAACGACCTTGCGCTTGAGGCGGCATAGATGGCGGTCAAATCGATCAAGGTTCTGGTCAAACTCGACTTCCCGAATGGCGCCACGTTCCGTCTGTGGGATGGTTCCGGCCCCTATCTCGATGCCAATGGCGAACTCTGGCAGGGCGTTCGGCTGAATGACGGGCTTGATCAGATTGAGAGCGCCATGAACGGCGAGGCGGTCACCCTGCTGCTCTCGGTATCGGGGGTGAATGAGGAAGGCGCCGGGCTGGCCTTCGAAGACTTGGAAGCCGGGAACGTCATTGGCGGCACGGTGCAACTGAGCATCCAGCCCCTGGACGAATGGGACCAGCCCGAAGGCGATGTCGAAGTTCGTTTCACGGGCAGCATCGACAATATGCCGATGGATGATGCCGCCATGGAAGAGGGGATTGTTTCGACGATCACGCTCGAGGTGACGAACCGCTTCGACCTGCGCACGCTTACCAGCGGCGGGGTGCTGTCGGACGTGGATCAGAAGGCACGTTCGGCAATCCTCAATCCCGGCGCGCCGAACGACCGATTTGCCGAGCGCATCGCCGGCCTCGCTGACAAGACCATCGTCTGGCCCCGGTTCAGTTGATGCCTAACTGGACTCGTTTCGATACCCGCGCCTTGATCGAGGCGGCGGAGGATAGGCCACGCATGTCGCGCGCAGTGGTGCGGATCATTCGCCGGCACCACGGCGAGGATGGCCTGGTGGAGCGCATGGCGCGGCTGGAGACCTTCATTCGGCTGACGCATTCTCGTCCGTTCGAGTGGGGCACGTCCGACTGCTCCTTGATGGTGGCGGACTGGTGCGTTGAGAACGGCCACGAAGACCCCGCATCGGCGTGGCGCGGCACTTACACGACCGAAGCCGAGTGCCGGGCCCTGATTGCCCAGCGCGGCGATCTTGCCGCTGTGGTGGCTGCCTGTGCGGCAATGGCACGCCTGAAGGTGCTTGCCGAACCAGAGCTCGGCGCCGTTGCCGTGGTCGGCTCCAAATCGAACCCAGACCGGCAGTGGTCGGCGATCTGGAACGGGCGCCGCTGGATGGTTCGCTGGCAATCACGCAGCGGTCCGATGTGGTCGCCCTTCGTAGTGACACCCCTTGGAATATGGCGGGTCTAGATGCCAACTGCTATTGCCGGCGCAATCCTACCTTGGGTGATCCAGGGCCTGGGAGCCTTGGGTATTCCATTGGCGACCATCGCCGCTATCGCTGTGCCGGTGGCGCTGGGGGCGTCCTATCTGCTGCTGGCCGGCGCCGCATACCTGGTCAGCGCGGCGTTCCAACCGGCAAAGCCTGAGGCTCCAAAGCCGGAAGATGGCAAGTTCAACCTCAAGCAATCGGTGCCGCCGCTCGTATATGTACTGGGCAAGGTAAAGAAGGCCGGCGACTATGCCTTTCTGGAAGAGAAGGGTGGCACCGCGTACCACATCACGGTCTGGGCCGGGCACCACATCAAGGGCTTCACCCAGCACTGGCTGCATGACGAGCCGGCAACGCTCAGCGGCGGGAATACCGTCAGCGCGCCGGCACACTTCAACAACAAGGTGACGATCCTCACCCGTCTGGGCGACGCGGCCTCCACCGCCTATGCCAACATCGTCGCCGCCTTTCCGACGATCTGGACCAACGACCACCGTGGCGACGGGCGGGCCACCGTCATGATGGCGGTCAAATCGGTTGATACCGAGAGCCTGCAGAAAACCTATCCTTCGGGGATGCCCCAGCACTCGGCCGAGGGCGAGGGGCACGATGGGCTGATCGATCCGCGGACCGCCGAGGCGGGATATTCGGAGAACTTCGCGGTGTTCCGTTATTGGCACCTGGCCCACCCGGTTGGCGCCAAGCTGACGATTAATGCGCTCCACGCCCCCGATTGGGCCCACGCTGCCGACGTGTGCGACGAGACCGTGCAGAACCGCGAAGGAGACGACGAGCCCCGCTACCACGGCGGCATGTGGTTCAGGGCGAACAATGACCCTGTGAATGTTGGCCGGTTGATGGATCAGGCAGCCGATCTCTTGATCTACGAGCGCGCCGACGGCAAGGTTGGGGTTCACGCGGGGGAATTTGTCGAGCCTGACGTCCGTCTAACCGCCAACGACATCATCAATCTGAACTACGACCCCTACAAGCGTAAAGCTAGCAACGTGCTGGCGGTGCGGGGCCGCTTTACCGATCCGGAAAAAGGATACAACACCGTCGATGCCGCCATCTATGGCGCTCCCTATCCAAGCGACGACGAGCGAACGAAGACGGTCGAAAATCAGGCGGTGAAGCGGCACAATCACATGTCGCGCTTGCAGAAGCTGGCCTACGTCCGGGCTCGTGCGCCCCGTGTGCGTATCCTGGCGCACTATGAGCCAGCACGGCAGGTGCCATATCGCCGGTTCATCCGGGTGCATATGCCGCCCAAGCTGACCGAGGCGGTGATCGAGATCACGGGGCGCCCGACTCTGTCACTGCGCAACCTGACATACGAGTTTGAGGGCATCGTGGTGCCATCGACGCTTTATGCGTTCGATGCGACGACCGAAGAAGGCGTGCCGGGCGCGAATGTTCTGCCGGTGGAACGCGATGATATCCCCGTACCGGAGGGCTTCTCGCCCACTGTCGAGGTCGAGGAGGTCGGTGGCGGATCGTCCGCCGCGTTCATCAAGGCGATAGTCGATTTCCAGAACGACCTGTTCCAATACGAGTTGGAATGGCAGCCGACGGCGAGCGGGCCGGTGCAATCGGCGCTCGGCGTGGCTGGCGAGACAGAGGTGCGCAGCACCTATCTGGCAGACGGGGTCGAATATCGTGCGAGGGCGAGAACCTGGTCGACGGGAGCCTCGTCGAACTGGACCGACTACGTCGTTCTGACCGCAACCGCCGATCCAACGCCCCCCAATGATGTGACGGGGGTATCGGGAACCGGTGGAGCAGGCCAGATCACGTTCAACTGGACGGCCCCGAACAGCGCCAACTATCACGGCTCGCACCTCTATTGGCACACCGCCAATGTCTTTGGGGCGGCTACCCTTGCCGCGACCGAATATGGCGCGCCCAACGCTGCCGACAGTCGGATCGTCACGGGCATCAGCGCCGGCACCCGATACGGCTGGGTGGTGGCCATCAACGGGTCTGGCGTCGAAGCCGATCCCGTCGCCACCGGCGCTATCACTGTGACTTGAGGATGATCAAATGCTGATTGGACAGGGCAGCGGGCGCAACGGGGATCATTACCTGTTCCGGCCCTCGGGCGTGCCAGGCGATGCCAGCATGTTCATCGATTTCGTGAATCAGCGGGCATGGCGAGGGCTGGTGGAGCCGATCGCGTTCGATAATGCGTTCTCCTGCGATCGGGGCAGCGCCGGCTATGCGCCCAATGCAGCCGGGGTGCTGGTGCCGTTTGCAGCGGATGAGCCGCGCATTACGGACGTGGGGATATTGATCGAGCCGGCAGCGACCAACCTGTGCCTTTGGTCCAACGACATTGCGAATGCCGCATATGTGCTGACTTCGGGGGCGAGCAAGACTAGCGATGTGATCGCTGCCCCTGACGGAAGCATGACCGGGGACATGGTTACCTATGGTGACGGCACCCTGGCGTTCCAGATGTACCAGATCATCCCCGTCGCCGAGGGCACTCAGTACACCTACAGCTACTACGCCCGCCTCGGGACTAAGCTTCGCAACCGCTATGCCATCTACAACAACACGGCCGGTGCCTGGATCGTCACTGAGGCAATTGCTACCGGCGTGACTTCCGGGGCGTGGACCCGCGTCAAGGTGACCTTCACGACCCCAGCGGGTTGTACGGGCATTCGAGTATATCCGGACCGGTTCACTGCCAATATCGATGGGCCCACCGGCAGCACGATCTACATCTGGGGGCAGCAACTTGAAGCCGGGCCCGCTGCGTCATCGCCCATCGAAACCACCAGCAGCACCGCCACCCGCGCGGCCGACGCCATCACCGTCGCGCTGCCATCCGGCACACATGACCTGATCCTCACCTTCGACGACAACAGCACGCAAGTCCTCGACGACAAGTCTGGCGACTACCTGCTGCCAGCCGATCTGCTCAACCGCCGCACGATCAAGACCCTCAAGGCCATCGCGGCCTAGCGCGTCCCCACTTCGCCACACCTGCCCAACCCGCCGTCAGCGCGGGCTTTTTTCGTTTGGAGCCATCCATGTCGCTGCTCTCCCCCCGCACCGTTTTCGTCCCCGGCCTCAAGCCGAAGAAGTCCGAGATCATTCAACTGCTCGAAGGCATTCGCGACGGCAGCATCTTCGTGGTTGCGCGCGACACCAAGGCCAACCTGCTGACTGTCACCCCCGAAGCTGAGGATGGCGTCGCCCCGGTCGGCTATGTGCTGTCCGATCCAGTTGGGAGCAACAACGGCGTCTATAGTTGGACGGGCTCGACATGGGTGCGCGAGAGAGGTTTCCCCGACACGCTCTCCGCCCTGACCAATGTTGGCGGCACTGCAAATGCGGTGACTGCCGAGACCCGGCCCGGCATCGATCCTGCCGAGGTGGTGGTCTACCTCGTCCAGCCGGCGGTGAACAATACCGGGGCCATGACGCTGGCGATCAATGGCGGCGATCCGAAGCCGATCCTGGACGTCAATGGCGCGGCGATGGCAGCAGGGCTTTGGACCGCGGGGCGCCTGATCCAGTTCGTCGACAACGGGGATGAATACCGCCTGATCAGCGATCCCGACGCGGATGGTGCGTCCGCCAGTGCCGCGGCCAGTTCGCAGGAGGCGCGTGACGCCCTTACGGCGCTGTTGCAGAAGTTCCTGGGCCGCTTCGTGGACAACACGGCGGCCTCGGTGGCCGCTGCGGCTGTGCCGGGCGGGGCCGTCTCCGGCATGATCTACTGGAACACCACGAGCAGCGTGTTCCGGTATTGGGACGGCGATAGTTGGGAAACGATCCCCTATGCCACCGTCGCCGACGGAGCGATCACCGCCGCGAAGTTGGAGACGGCGCTGGCCGCTCAAGTGGTGCCGCGCACGTCCAGCCTGACGATCAATGTGCCGACGGACTATCCGACCGTCCAGGAGGCGATCGAAGCGGCATCGATGATCCGGTTTAAGGCCGGGCGTATCGTGATCGTGAACATTGAAAGCGGACACCTGATCTCGACGCCTATCGAGTTGGTAAACACCAACTTTTCTGGTCTGACCATCAACTCGGTCGATGCCGTGGTCGGGCTAGATGACAGCTTCCCGAAGATTTTTCCGGCGGCAAGGTGGGATGGCGCCGGCACGCGTTGTAAGCGCGATGGGGCTGCTCTGTCCGGTGTCGTCGATGGCAAGAAGGGCATCGTCAGCTTCTGGGCCAAGTTTAATGGCGGCGACAGCTCCGCGCAGCCGCTCATCCGGGGCCGCGATGGCACCAATCTCAGATTCACCGTTTTTCGCCACACGGATGGGAAATGGTATGTTCAAGGACGCGACTCCGCCGGGACGCTCGTCTTGTCCATATCGAGCAATTCGGTCTGGAACGTCGCTGACGGATATCATCATGTTTTCGCGAGTTGGGACTTGGCGACCGGCCGGGCACAACTCTACATCAACGACATCGACGATCGTGCAGCCGCACCGACGGTCACCAACACGGCCATCGACTACACCGTGACGGATTGGGGTTTTGGTTGCGAGCCCACTTCTGCAGCAGATCAGACCCCCACCTTCAACGGCGACTTGGCCGAGGTCTACATCAACCTGGCGGAGAGCATCGACCTCAGCGTCGAGGGCAACCGTCGGAAATTCCGCCAGGCGAGCGGTGCGCCAGAGGTTCTTGGCAAGTTCGCGACGCGGCCGACCGGCACTCGACCTGCACTCTCGTTCGGCGGGGTTTTCCAGTCCTTCCGCGTCAACAAGGGCACGGGCGGAAAGTTCACCAGTTCGGGGAGCTTCACGCCCGCACCAAATTACCCCGATGGCACGTCAGCGGGAGAGGCGGCAGGTGACGGCGCTCACATTCTGTCGCTCAGGAACTGCAGCGGCATCACATGGAACATCCTCGTTGACGGAGATGGGCACGCCTTCCAGGGCATGGACCTCTATCGCTCAGACCTCCAGGTCGGCGGAACCGGCAAGGGCATCAAGAACTGCCTCGAAGACAATATCGAGGCAAACAAGGGATGCCGCGTGACAGCGCGTGACTCGATCTTCAGCGGCGCAGGATATCGCGGCATTCAGGTTGATGGTGGCTCGTATGTCGATGGCGTTGGCGCAAATGTCTCGGAGAGTTTCTGGGGCGTGAACGCGCAGAATGGCTCCTTGTTCGACGGCTCGCCAGAGGGCGGGGCGGACAGCCCGGTGAACGCAACGGGCTGTTACGACCGCGCCGTAATCGCGGATGAGCTTTCCAAAGTGACGCTCTGGCAGGCCGATCTTACCGGATGCGGCGGAACCTACTGTGTCGAGATCGCTTCTGGCGCGAATGTCTACATGGAGTCTGCCCGCACCAACAACAGCGGCGCCTTGGTCGGCTTCTTTTATAAGCCCAGCCTGACCGACATCAACGTCGCAGCGTTCAACACACTCTACCACAACGGCGTCGTGTTCGCTCCGACATGGGTTGCCTGAATGGAGAAGCCTGGCTATTTCCCAGGCTTCTCCATTTTGCTTTAGGTGGCCGCGAAAGTGATGCCGCAGTTCTTAATGCGGTTGACCTGTTCGATGGCAGCCATTTCGCCTTTGAGCCTAGCCACTTCGGCTGCGGCCGCGCCGTCGCCCTTCATGAAGAAAGCCGCCGGCCAGAACAGCACCACAGCAACGGTCGTCATTGCCACGTCGCTGCTGCGGTTTTGGTCTTGCTTGCCAGCAGCGGCCAGTGCTCGGGCAGACACCCCTTCCGCTTCCTGACGCAACTGCGTGCAGCTTAGATTCTCGTAAAGTCCAGTTGAAACGTAGGTTGGTGCTATATCCTTCGGAGCCGAAGCGCATCCGGCCAGCATCGACGCCGCGCCCAGCGCGATTGCAGTTTTCCTAAACATCATGAAAAGTCTCCCCCTTTATGGGGGCAGACTGCCTTATGTAGAGTGAGATCGGCAAGCCCAATGATTACCCTTCTTTAAGTATTGGGGTTTCTCCCAATAACAAAGGAGGCTGCCTGCGCAATCCCATCCCCTAAATCGAGGTTCCTATCATGGCCCGCACAGTCAATGCGGAAACGCTTTCGCTCGTCAAACAGTGGGAGGGCTTTCGCCCCAACGCCTATCCCGATCCCGGTTCCCGCGACGGGACGCCCTGGACAATCGGTTATGGCCAGACACGCATCAAGGGCCGCGCGGTGCGCAAGGGCGACACCATCACCGAGGCCGAAGCCGCCAGCCTGCTGACGACGAGGCTGGCCGAGACGGCGGCGCAGGTGGAGCGCCTGGTCAAGGTGGACCTGACCGACAACCAGTTCGGTGCTCTGGTGGCGTTCGCCGACAACATCGGCATGGGCGGCAGCGGCAAGCCGGGCTTCTCGAACTCCACCCTGCTCAAGAAGCTCAATGCCGGCGACTACAACGCCGTGCCGGGCCAACTGGCACGCTGGAAATACAATGACGGCCAGGTCATGCAGGGCCTTATCAACCGCCGTGCTGCCGAGGCGGGGCTGTGGGCCAAGGGGGCGTTCGTTTCGACCAGCACCGTGGAGGCCAAGCCGGGCAATCCGCTCAAGGAACTGGTGACGCCCGAGAACATGGCGGCCGGTGGCGGACTGCTGGGCGGCGCTGCGGCGGTCGCCAGCGGCAATGGCCCGGTCCAATATGCCATTGCTGCCCTGATGGTCATTGCGGCCATCACCATTGCCTTCCTGGTGATCCGGAGGGCTACGCGATGAGCCGACTTTCTCCAATCCTCGATGATCTCGGCGCCGGCCGGGTAGCCTTCTGGTGCCCTGGCTGCAACGAAGCTCATTCGATCAACATCAAGCGTGATGCGGCCGGGCAGGGCCCGGTATGGGGCTACAATGGCAATCCAGATGCTCCCACCTTCACGCCTTCGGTTCTGGTCAAGGTCGGGCACTACTGCGCCGGGCAGGAGGGCAAGGATTGTTGGTGCACCTATGAGGCGCGCACGGGCAAGCCCGCCCCGTTCAAATGCGCCATCTGCCATTCGTTCGTGACCAATGGCCGGATCCAGTTCCTCGGTGACTGCACCCATGCCCTCGCTGGCCAGACCGTGCCTCTGCCGCCGATCCCGGAGGACTGGTGATGATCGGCCTCTGGACCAAGATCAAGATCGGCCTCGGCATTGCTGGGGCCGTCATCGTCGCCATCGGCATCGCATTCCTCAAGGGGCGGCGTGCCGGCATCGAGCATATCGAGGCGGAGCAGCAGAAGCGCCGCGACAACCTTCAGGAGCACTACGATGAAATCGACCGTCAGGCTATCGATCCTGCTGGCAGTTACGACCGTCTTAGGGGCATGTCAGACGACGCACACGGTCGTTGACTGCCCGCCGCTTGCCCCGCCGCCCGTGGCCGCCGTAGACGCCCTGCAAGCCGCTGGCGATAGCGCCGTGGATGCCTGGGCGGTCGAACTGGACCGGCACTATCAGAAGCTCGCTGCGTGCAGGGCGGCATGACCACGCCGCGCCGCCGTACCCCAGCCAAGCCCAAGGACGGAACAGTGACCGACGACAATACCCAGCGCGCCATCGGACGGCTCGAAGGCCAGATGCAGGAAGTCATCAGCCTGCTCAAGAGCCAGGACCAGCGGTCAAGCGACAGCCGGGCCCGCATGCACGAAGCCCAGGAAAAGACGGCGAGGGAGGTTCATGATCTCTCCGGCCGGGTCGGCAAGGTCGAGGGGGCAGTCGCCAACATGGACCCTGTCTTCCAGCGGGTCGGAAGCCTGATGGAGCGCTCCAAGGGCATCCTGATGGTGCTGGCCATCATATGGCTGTTCATGGGCGGGCTGATCCTGGAAGGGGTCAAGTGGATCGGCCAGCTCGTCGCAAAGGCTGTTATGGGCGGGCCATAA